GAACTCTCCGGCCGCGGCGCGGACCTCGGCCGCCACCGCGCGGGCGGTCGCCTTGGCCTCCCGCTGGGCAGCCCGTTCGGCCTTCGCCGCGAGCTTCTCCGACTCGGACTTGTCGCGGTCCTCGAACTCGGCAACCTTGCGTGCGAGTTCGGCAGCCTGCTTCTTCGCGACCGCGGCTTCCTTCTTCGCCGCAGCACGCTCGGCCTTCATACGGTCGAGGGCCTTCTTGCCGGCCTCACCAAGGGCGTCCGCGTCGTCGGGCTCCGGCTCCGGCTCGGGGTCGGAATCCGCCGGATCGTCTACCGGATCCGGGTCAGGCTCGGGGTCAGCGGGGTCGTCCGCCGGATCCGGAACGGACTCCGGGTCAGGCTCGGGGTCGGAGTGTCGGGACAGGTTGAACCAGGCGATCCCGGTTGCCGGGACCTTCGTGATCTCGGTGGACATTGCGTCCGCCCCTTCAGTTGTGGACATGCGGAAGGGGCCCCATTGCGGGACCCCTGGTGTTGGTCGGTGGTCAGCCCTGCCGGAAGCGGCTAGGACAGATAGCCGAAGCGCTTGAGCATCCTGATCAGCTCGTCGCGGTCTTCGGAAAGTCGAAGGATCTCGCTGGGGGTCAGTCGCGGCGTCTTCAGGTGGAACCGGGGCAGGCCCTGCTCTACGTCAGCGCCGGTACGGGCGAACCGCTGCCCGGTCCTCTGCTCCGCCTCCCGCCGCATCTGCTGGAAGAACTCCCCACGGCGCGTGGTGCCCTCAAGCGTGGCTACGACCTTCTGCCCGTAGGCGTCCAGCGTCTGCACGCCGCGGCTCGCATTGACGACCTTGTAGATGTCCGCGCCGTTCCGGATCGCCTCAGCGCCGCCGATCGTGAACCGGCGATCCTGCTCAGCGCGGGACAAGCCATTGAAGAACGACATCGGGTTTGTGCGGCGCCCCGGGCGGGCCTCCGTCGCGGGCGTGCCATAACACTGACAGCGCTTATGACGTTGGAAGTCGGCGTTCCAGCGGTACCAGCGGCCCGCGAGGATCGCGCAGCGTGCACACGCCCCGGAGCGCACCGTTCGCACGTAGCCCGTCACCGACCGGTTCGCGACCATCGCCACACCGGCCGCGCCGCGGCCCGCATCGGCGACCTCCGAGGCAGCCATCCGCAGCAGCTGCGCCTGCCCGGCAAGCATGGCTTCCTGAACCGTCAGGCCCCCGCCGATCAGCGTCTTCGTGCGCACCACCGGTAGGTACAGCAGCGAGTCCAGCGTCCGCCCGTCCGCGGCGACACCCGAAAACGAACGGGCATCCACACGCGCCGCCTGCTCCAGGTAGTCGCTGCTCAAGCCGTCCATGCGGACCATCGCCTCGATGTACGGCTGGCCCGTGGACGCCGCCACCAACTGGCCAGCAGATACAGCCCGGACCATCGCCGCACCCAGACCTTGCAGCCACGACGCGGACAGGTCTGCCGCGGCAAGCCGCTTCCACAGCCTCTCCATCGTGACCGTCGTCTGGATGACGGCCCGTTGTTGAGACCGGCCGTAGGCGGAGACGATTTCCTGGTGCGCCTGCGTTGCAACGGCCACGTCAGCCTCCCGCAGGGGCCTCAAGGGGCTGCGGCTCCGGCTGGGCGGTACTCAGCTGGTGCAGATCCATGGCCGTCATCCGGGTCAGGGCCTCGTCCTGCATGCCCCGCATCCGGTCCCGCTGCACCGCCGAGTAGCCGAGGTCTTCCCAGGCCTGCTCAGTCGGCAGGATCCCGGACGCGTGCAGCTTCACCACGGCGTCGGCCTTCTGCGCGTAGGTCGGCGTCGCCGGGTCCCGCCACACGGTCTCGAGCTTCCCGGTCCGCGGGTCGAGCTTGCCGTCCCGGACCAGCAGGACGAGCCGCATGACCCTTTCCCACGCCTCGCCGAACGCCCGCTGACGCCGCTCCGCCCGCTTCACCAGACGCGCCTCGCTCGCACGGATCGCATCAGCGCTCGGGGGTTGGTCGGTGGCCAGGCCGAGGAATGCCGGCGGCAGGCCCGTCAGGGCGGCCACCAGCCGGGCAAGAACGTTGATCGTCTCGTGAAAGTTGCTGAGCTGCGCCTCGGGGAACTGCCCGAACTGGACCTTCTCGCCCTCGTTCACCCACAGACGGCCAGCCAGCGACGACATCGCACCGAGCGGCTGCCCGTTCTCGTCAGCGAAGTCGTCCCGGGACATACCCGTCGCCCACCGGCGCGGCATCGCGTGATACTCCGCGCTGACCATCATGTCCGAGGCGATCTTGCAGGCGGCATCCGAGATCGGAATCACCGAACGAAGCTCAGACGTGCCATCCAGGTGGCGCAGTCGCGGCCGGTTCGCCAGAGGGACGACAAGCACCTGGCCGAGCTTGTGCTCGTCCTGGTCGACCGCGGTCCAAGCGCCCTTCTGCTGCTCGAACGTGATCCGCTTGTCCGGCAGATACAGCGTCGCCCACTTCACCGGGGCAGCCCCCGCGGACGGCTCATCCCACCGCTTGATCGCCGCCATCACCTGACGGGTGCGAGGATCCCGCTCCGCGAACACCTCCAGCGCAGACTCGGCGGTGACGATCGGCGTGGACTCGTCGTCCTCGTTCGCACCGATGATCACATAGGACCGCTTCAGCGCCAGCGCATCGACGTGGGCCTGCTGGCTGCCCTCGTCCATGTCGGAGGCCTGCCACACGTCCCACAGATCCTCCGCAGTCGTCTCACTGTCCGCGTACCGGAAGCCTTCGACGTCCAGCCGCTCATCCAGCGCATCCACAACGAGCTGCGGCCAGTTGATGACCAGCTGCCGCATCCGGTCCGACAGCTCCGACTGGATCTCCGGCGCCAGATACGACAGGGGCTGCGTGCCCTCGTAGTACGAGTCCATCAACCGCAACTGCGGCAGGTCGTTGTCGTGCGCCGCAATCAGCCGCTTCAGCCAGGCATCCGGCTCGAGGCCGTCAAGGGCCACAGGTCACCCCCGTCATCGTCAACGCATCACAGTCGTCTTCCGGGAGCGCGGCGGCTCATTGCCGCCCGCCTTGATTGCGTCCCGTCGGGCTTCCCAGGACAGGCAGCCCGCCATGGAAAGGTCGATCTTCCGAGGGGAGTCGTGGCGGTCCTTCTGGATCACCCACATCGGCTTACCCTCGTCGTCCTTCACCCCGGCGTTCCGCTTCACCGCCTGGGCGATGTGCCGAGCAAAGGCGTCACTGCCGTCGTGCGACAACTCGCCGCCCGTCATTGCCGTCTTGTACGCGCGCAGGGCGAACGCCATCTGGCGGCGCCGGTGCGTCCACCACTCGGTGACGACCTTCGGGCCGTACTTGCCGGCCCAGCCCGCGATGGTCTCCTCCCAGTAGGCCGGGTCCGCGTAGACGCGCACGACCCGCCACGTCCGCATGGCCTCGTCCAGTACGGCGTTCACCTCGGCCTCGGGGACTTCCCACGATTCGGCCTCCTGCTTGTTCGCAGGCGACTCCCACACCCCGAGCACCCACTGGTGGCCCGTCTCGATGTGGGTCGCGATGAAGCCCGTCGAGTCGCTCCACTTCGACCCGTCGAAGCCGATAGCGATCGCTTCCTTCGCAGGGACGATGAAGTGCGAGTCCGCCAGTTCCCGCCAGCGCCCCGGGTCGAACGCCTTCGCTGAGGCGGTCCCAGGCTGGTTCAGGAAGTACCTGCGGGCGTCCGCCGGATCGGTGTCCGGCTCCCGCATGTCGCTGGCGATCCGCTCGAGGTCCATCCACTTCGCTGCGTCGCCGTACACGAACTCCAGGGCAGGCAGCAGCTGGTCGTCGTCATGCAGATCCTCGACATGCGGGGCCTCGCGATGGTCGAAGAGCAGACCGCCGTCACGTACCCGGCCCGAGACGACTGCCTTGTGGTACTCGTGCGTCGCCTCCGCCACCGAGCTCTCGCCGACCGCATACATCGTCGACGTCTCCAGCGACCACGGCTCGGCAGCACGGCGCTTCACCAGGTTGCGGCGCACCGTCTTATGCATGGCCTTCAGCTCGGGCAGGACGTACAGGTGCGTCTCATCGAAGACGCTGAACGTCTCCTTGCCGCCATCCTTCGCGGCGCCGGAAGACGTCGACGGGACGATCTCGCCGCCGCCCTCGATGAAGATGCGGCTCGACGTCTGCGCCGAACGCCCCAGGTCGATTCCCGGGAACTCGTCGCCGGCGTATTCGACAAGGTGCTCGAGCATCGCCGTGACGTTGTCGTAGGTGTTGCCGGACTGATTCTCCTCCGTCGCCAGGCAGCGAATGAAGGGGTACACCTGCGCGCGGCCCACCGGATCACCTGCAGCGTCCCAGCCGTCGAACCTGCACGGCCCCAACGCCTCGAAGCACACCAGCGCGCCCGCGAGCTCGCTCTTCGCCCTGCCCTTCGGCCGGGACAGAAACGCGCGGTTGACCTTCCGCCGCCCCGTCACCGGGTCGAGCTGGTAGGCCTTGACGATGAACGCAGCCATCTCGTCGTCGATGAGCAGAGGCTCACCCTGCACGTCGCCGGGACCGTGGCACAGGTAGTGCTCGATCCAGTCGATGGCCTCGAAGCCGAGGGAGACGAAGCGGTCCGGGTCAGCTATCCGCCTGGCCATCGACGACCTTCAGAACGCGGTCCCTGCGCGAGGTTCCACCGCGGGGGCTTGCCGAGCGCCGGGCCACAGGCTCGATATCCGGCTCGGCTACGGTCCAGCGCAGCCGCACCCGGTCCGCCGCCGTGCCGCCGAGAGACGCCTCGTTCAGCCGGATCTCCGCCAGCAGATCCTTCCTCGGCTCGCCCCAGTACTCCTGCACCAACTCGGCAAGCATGTGCAGGCGCTGCCAGTCCGTCGGCAGGAACGTCGCCGCCTGCGGGCTGCTGCGCCACGTCTCGTACCAGGCCAGCGTGCGGCTGTCGTAGTCGTGTCCGCCGGGCAGTTCCGGCGTGGGTCCATCCGGTCCGTTCGCCGGGAGGACTGTCGTCGTGACCGCGTCGGCATTGCGCCGGCGCCGCTGAGACGCATCCTTCGGCAGGGGTCCGTTTCCAGGCATTGTGATCACCTCTGTTGGTGCCGTTGCGGCATCAGACCGACGACCATTGCGGCGCGCCGGTAGCTACACAGGGTTACGCGATGAAGATCGATTTCCGGGGCCCAAAATCCTGTGACCCGTATGGGACTCGATAGCCCTCCCCGTAGGTCCGGATCGCGGGGGTGGGGGGAGGGTATGAGCCCTGGGGTCTCCCGATTTGGCTACGCAGCGTGATCCTGCTTCGAGCTGTTGCAGCCCAGGCAGCAGCAGCGAACGTTGGCCAGGGTGTGCTCGCCGCCTTTCGACAGCGGCACGACGTGGTCGACGGTCGGGCTGATCGGATCGAACGGGGAGGCGTCCGGACCGGTCGGCAGCTCGCACCGGTAGCAGACCCAGCCGTCACGCTCGAAGACCTGGAGCCGATCGAACCGATCGATGACCACCGCGCCGGCAAGCTCTGCCCGCTTCACCGCATCGGTGGTCCAGTCGTAGCTGTCCGTGCGTGCGGCTGCTGCACCGAACTGCACGATGCGCCGGCAGTCTATGGAGCAGGTGGGCCTGCGGTCCGCCTTGTGCGGACGCAGGATCGGGATGCCGCACGCGGTGCACGAGGTGGGAACAGCAGCATGCTGATTCGGCTGGCACTGCTGGTTGTAGTGAGTGGAGCGCAGACCCCGGGCTCGATGGGGATTGCTGCATCCGGGCAGCCTGCATGTACGTTGGACCATGTCGGCCTGCTTTCATCAGGTTCGGCCACGCCCCGGGGCTGTTAGCGCAGCCGCCGGGGTCCTTGCTTCTATTGTCCCAGTTCAGGCGGTATCTCGCCTTGAACTACCGCTCTGGCGTGGGGTGTTGTCAATCACCCCGTGGGGTGTTGTCAATCACCCCGATGTGAATGCCATTGGGTTGGTCAGTGCAGGCCGAAGGTTCCGGGCTGCTCTCGTGCGGTGCTACTGGCGTGGCAGAGGCCGCAGAGTCCGCGCCCGCGCTTGGGGTCGTTGTGGTCGAGCCCTCGTTCGACGAGGTCGCGCTTGCTCAGCGGCCAGTGGTCTGCGTGCTCGCTGGGTCTGGCGCATGCGGAGTCCGGGTCGCTGCACTTGGGGCAGCCGGGGCAGACGCAGATGGGATCGCGGGCTAGGACTGCCGGCCGGAAGCGGGTCTCGTGTTCTCGCCCGTACCCGCGCTGTCTCGCCGTACCGCGTCGTTGTTCCGCCTCGCGCCGATGGTCGTCGCACTTACCACCACGATCACTGAACTCGGGGCAGCCGGGTACGGAGCAGACTCGCCAGCCTGTTCGTCTGGGCATGGCGACCTCCGCTCTACGGGACGCGTTCGGGCCAGTGCCAGGTGCCGCCTGGATGGTTGAGCGCGCCGCCACCGGGGGTCTGGTCGTCGGTCTCTGCCGCTTCGTGATGCACGCAGTCGCGGTTGAAGAAGAAGCCTGTGGGGTTCAGGACGGCCAGGCCTACGATCTCCTGGCCTTCGCCCTTCGATTCCGGCGAGACCTCCGTGACGATGGCGGCGCGGCACTCCTTGCTGTACTCACCGCCCGGGGTTCCGTAACTCACGTAGTGGACGACGCGTCCGATGCTCGGGTTAGTCACGGTTCTTGTCTCCGTTCACGTGATGCCGAGGTAGCCG